TACCAACAGTTAAAAGACCACTTGAAGTCAAACCATCACTAACGACTGTCCCTGTAACATCTATCCCTGTTGAGGTGGTTTCAAACTTTTTAACATTGTTATGAAATAATCTGACACTACCATCTGTTAAAAATGATGCTTTGGTTTCATTTACAGCTTGATTAAAAATAATTAAATTATCTGCAGCAATTCTCAAATCACCAGTACCTAATTCTTGTATTACTGAATGATTGTTAGATGAATTGTGAAATATTTGTAGGTCATCACTATTACCAAAAGTGGCTTTGACATTATCGTCAAATCTCATCTTGTCGTTACCATGATCAACAGTAATGGATGCTCCTGCTAACTCAAATGTGACATCATCATTAAACGTAGCATCAGCAGATAAAGATAAACCACCAGTGATATTTACTGTATGAGAAAAATCAAACTCATCATTGGTGGCATCCCACAAGATGGTGGCATCTGTTGTGGAATTGACTGCATCTTGGATGGTGATACCTGCCCCATTGGCACTGGCTGAACTGTCACCTGTGGAGTAATTAAGGGTAATGTTTTTATCTTCAACATTAAGGTCTGTAGTGTTGATGCTTGTGGTTAAGCCATTGACTGTGAGATCGCCTGTGACAATTAAATTGCCACTTGCTGTTGTGTTTTGGTGCAAGGTAATGGTATCTTCTGTGGCTTCATTCATGGAAATAAATTCAACACCACCTGCAAACAAACTTATATCATCATCGGTAAATTGTAAGTAAGTATCAGCATCACCTCTGTGTTTAATAAATTCTGTAATGTTAATATTGCCATTTACATCTAATGTAGAGCCATCAAAGGTTAGATTGGCTTCACCATTGACTGAGTTAGAGCCAGAAGCAGTCAGCACTCTGTTGTCTGCCATATTGGTAACAGAGTTGATTGCACCAACACCGACTTGATTGCCATTCCAGTAGAGTGTGCCAGATTGATTATAGAGAGCATTAGTCGTAGTTGATGGCGATAAATCTGAAGCTATTTGTATGACATCACTTACAGTTACAGTTCCAAATTCAGCAGTTGCACCAAAGTTTGAAATATCACCACTAACTGTCAAAGAACCACCGAGACTTAAATTTGTAGTAACACCATTGTATGAGAAGATACTATCCAATGCTGTGCCACCTAAAGTGATTTTATCTGCTGTGATGGTGTTCTCGACAGTCAAGTTACCTGAGATGTTTAGCGTTGTGCCATTCCAAGACAACTTATCTTTTAAAGAAAACTGCCCTGCATTATCAAAGTAAACTGCTGTATCGGTATTGTTAAAATTGCCTGCTGTGCCGTAGTACATTTTAGTGGCAGTGAAGTTAAAACCACCGATAGATCCTTGCTCTATGTCTGGTGTTGTGACTGGTGCTGTGGTGACATTGACATTGATGTCTGTAGTCGCTGATTCAATGCCTAATGTATTAATAGCAGAAACTTTAGCTGTATAACCATTTGCTACAGAAATACCATCTAAATAAAAATATGTGTCTTGTACCCTTCTGTCGTATCTGGTTTTACCACCAGTATCAACAATTTGCACCCTAAACTCATAGCTTGGGTATTTGGTTGAATCTGTCCAAGTTAGTTTAGCTGCTTCACCTGTAGTTGAGTTTTTGTTAGTGAAAGTTAAGCTACTTGGTGCTTCTACTCTGTTACCGATGACTGGGTCTTGCCCTATACCTATCTCTTCATTTGGTGGGGTGACATAACCATAGATAGCTGTTTGATATTCAATAGCGTTGACACTGATATTGAGATCAGGGTTGATGACCATGTTTGTGATTCGGTATTGTTCGCTAGATAGATTTAAGTTGCTGTTGGTCACAGATATAACTTCACCAACTTTAGCTTTGAGAATTTTTGGTGTCGCAACAAAAGAAATAGTCTTTTGTGATCGTGACCTTTTGAGCATAGCTTTGGCATGGTTATAAGCTATGCGTTGATTAGTACAGAATGGTAGCTGGATTCTAGTTTCTAAGACTTCGTTACCATCGTCACTTAAGAAAGTGTCGCTAGTTTCGCCTGTGTAATAAGTAGTATCCGTTTCGTATTTCTTCTGTGCGTTATAGAACTCAGCTTCTACTTTGTTGTACTTAGCTTCTTTGTTTTCTAACGATAAAGTAATGCCAGATTCTAAAATATCGTCTTCATCTAAACTAACTACTGAGCTTTCTGTACCCTCTACTTTAATACTGTATTTGCCATTGGTATAAGTAAAGATACCTCGCATATTAGCAACTAATAGCTTGGTGTTTTCTAAGACAGTTTCATCTGTATCAAGGACACCATTACAATCAAATCTAATCTGTGTTTCGGTAAAAGTACAAGCAGTATTGGATGTGATAGCTGTGCCAACAGCACCAGTTTCAAATGTCAGTTGTAAAGTTGCTACTGGATTTGTGCCATCAATATCTATCAAAGATGTATCTTTATCTATGAGTTTTTTATCAGAAACATAGGTAGTAACACCATCGCTAATAGTGAATTTATTACCGACTTTGAAATTGTTGTAATCATCTTCATTCGCATTGGCTATGATGAGCCTATCGGTGTTAGTATTTGCGTTCTCCACCACGATGCTGCTGTGGGTAATGGTATCTGCTGAGGTATCGCAATCATTGGCTGCTGTGCTAAATGAGGAGCTATCAATATCATCAGACAAACTTAGACCTTTACCATATTCATTATCTGTTAGGTAATCTAATAAACACAAGGCTGGGTTGGATGAAAAGCCTGTAGTTGCTGTTCTTAGGTCGTAGACCTTCTTACCATTAACGACAACTGTTAGATTTGGGATGCCAGTGAACATCCCTTGTATGTCATATTCATAATTAGCAGCTATGTAAGTGATGCCTGTGAGTTTGTGATTTGATGTCCACTCACTAATAATGCCTTCCAACATTGGGTCAGCAGCTTGGGTTGTTGTTCCTTTATGACAGTTAAAGGTCATTCTGGCATTGTCGCCAGTGTTAGCCCCACCTGTTATATTAGCTCGTTCAGTAGATGTGTTTCCCCAAAAAGTCCCAGATGCTCTTGTTTCACCACTAGGTCTAAAATTGATTCTGGTACTACCATCAGAGATGTCGTAACCTTGACGATAGATTTTAGTATCTTTGATGGTGCGACCATCTATCTGCAAAGATTCTAAATCAAAGCTATCTATCTCATGTCCTGCTATGGCATAAACCACAAACAATTCTTTATTGTTGGTTGTGTTCATATACACAACTGTCCCTGCTACTCTGCGTGTTCCGTAGATGACTGGCATACCAGCACCAGTGCCATATTTTTGCAATAGTATTTCAGCACCAGTTCGCTTGGCTTTCATGGCTGCTTTGTGTGCTGAGACACCTTGTGCAACGAACAAGCCTAGTTGTACTGCTGGTTTTGCTAAGAAATTGAAGACAGCTCCAATAGCCATAAAAATAGTAGCAACAGGGCTTGGACTAAAACCACCACCCATAGGTAGTTCGCCTAGCTTATTAAATAGATATGATTTTGTTTTTTTCCATTTATTAAACATTATCTATTCCACCTCACTGATTCATTAGTTTCATGGGCAAAGGCAAGACCTTTGTCAGCACTTAAGGAATTACGATCTGTGTAGGCATCTTGTGATGCTTGAGTAAACTTGCGACCTTTTTTTATTTCCCAGTTTTTAAATTGTGAAGCTAATTCTAAATTAATCACAAAACCCTGATTAGATTCTGCTAGATTGGCACTAGCGATTGTGCCTTTGAAATATTCGTAAGCATCTAAAATGGTTTCGTCACTATTTAAAAAAGCAATATAAACTGTTGCTGTTTTATCTATATAGTTTTGTGCTTTAAATATATCTCTAACAGTTGTGGTGACATTATTTAAGCTGACATTGAGGTTAGAGTATTCTAATGAACCTGTTTCTTGGACTTCTGATATATCCATGAAGTTGCCACCAGCTTCATAAGTATTGGAATCATAACTTAAATCTTTGACATGGTTGGTGGCTTTGATAGCTGTAGATGTATCTAATTTTAAAAGATGAACAATTCTAACACCTTCTGCTTGTATTTGTGTCAGTATGTTAGAACTTAAAGTCCTTGCCATTACAACACCTCTCTAACATCAAAAGATAAACTAAAAAAACCACTAGCATCGGTGCTATATAACAAGTCATCTTGCATGAGTGCTACTTTAAAAGATGGTTTATTTACTGTGACTGCTTCGTTATTAACTACTGCATCTTGCAATGGTGGCTCAATAGCGATAGTGGCTTCGCCACTAGCATTAGAATCAGCATCGGCTGTGACCATGTATATTTTAGTATCGTTAGCAAACTTAATAAAATCACCAGCTTTGAGTACACCAGTAGTAGAAGCATTAAAGCCATCCATAGCAATACTGCTAGAACCAATAGATAAAGCTCCATTGACTAAAATATCTGTTTCGCCTTTATCAGCACCTTGATTGTCTAATGGATATTCAAAAGTAAAAGTTTGAAAGCTCCCTTGTTGACTAACTAAAAAAGCATAAAAGGCTTGAAAGTCAGCCTGATTCATCGGTGGCATTTGCACACTGAAGCTAAAATATTGAGCTGAGAACTGTTTGACTGATCTTTTGCCACTCAAGGTATAGGCTGTGTTATTGGGTCTGTTAGAAGCGAAATTGTACACTCTAGGCTTTTTAGTTGTTGGAAATGCACCACTCATTAGATTAAACCTACCTTACCTTTTTGATTCATAGCTTGGGATATCATGGCTACGATCTGATTTTTTCTTGACACTAATAATTCATCAAAGCCACTAGCATCGGTAGCTTGAATTGAGAAGTTGACACTTACTGGTTGTTGTTTTTGCATCATGCCTTTGGTGTTTTCATTAGTTATAATTTGACCCGATGAATTAGGCACAAAAAGTTCAGCACCTCTTTCACCAACTATGTATGGTTGTCCACCCTTGACAGCACCACCATCAGCCCTAAATAAATCACCAATTTTACCCAGAAGATTAAAACCCTTATCGCCTTCATCGCCACCTGTTAAGAACTTTCTTATTTGTATTCTAGCTAAATCAGCGATGATAGATTGCACTAGGTCTTTGAAGTTGAGTTTACCAGTCTGCACAAAGTTTAGCAAAGCATCTTCGGCAGATTTGAAAGCATCTTCAAAACCCTTAACCATCATGCCTTCAATGCTTTCTTTTTTGAAATTGGTTAATGCTTGCTCGGCTGTTCTTGCAAACCTAGAAACTTTGTCTTCAGCATCTGCAATTACAGTTCCAGTACCTTCATTTGTTTTTTCTGATACTCTTTCGGCAACACTATCAATATAAGCTAAAGTACCTTCAACATCAAAAGGTTGGATTTGCTCCATAGTGTTTAATTTCTTAATTTCTTCTTCAATTAATCTTAAGAATTTGAATTCCTCTGGCTTGCTGCTTTTTCTTTTTCCTCTACTTTCGAGCAATGAATCCCTTGCTCTTTCAAGCTCTTTTATTCTTTCTATATTTTCTTCAGATATTGTTACATCGATTAAACCGAATGAAGCAGCAAAGTTTCTTGTTCTATTTATAATGCTGATAATAGTATTACTAAATATGCCAAAAACCTCTATGACATTTTTGATAATTTCAATAAATTCGACTGCAAGATAATCACCTAAACTTTCAAAACCTAGCTTCTCTATATCTTTGTTAAGGTCAATGACAAATTGTGCAAAGTCACCAGATACTTGTTCAAGTATAGGAGCTAATCCTGCTGTAAATTGGTCAATGACACCTCTAATACCAGTTTTTACTCTAGTAAATTCATCGGCAAAATCAGCAACTCCTTTAGCTGCATCTCTTGAAAGAACTCCACCAAGATTTTCAGCATCGTTAAAAAATTCCTTCATGGCATCTGAGCCATTCTTCATAAGTGCAACTAAAGCGACACCTTCTGAATCAAAAAATTTGAATGATTGCCTAACAAGTTCAGAAGCATCTTTAGTATTAGCCATTGCATCTGAAACATCAAACATTACATCTTCGATATCTCTAGCTCTGCCTGAGCTATCAAATAATGCTATACCTAGTTCATTTAATGTGTCTTTGGCTTCACCAGTGCCTTTTCTAGCTTCAGCTACTCTCCTGCTGAATCTTTGCAATGCCATATCAGCAGTTTCAGACCTAATACCAACTTGTTCGGCTGCAAACCTGAATTTTTGCAAAAACTCTGTGCCGACACCTAGCTTTTCTGAGGTTTTTACTAATTTATCTATTCTTGCTGTTGATAAGCCTACTGCTACTGAAACTGCTGTGAAAGATGCTGCTGTAGTTTTAGCAGCCAAGCCTAAACCTTTTTGTAAAAGTTTGGTCTGACGATCTAACTTATCTAAATTTCTTTTGATATCATTGAATGCTTTTTGGGTATTGTTGATACCCTGCAGAACTATGTTGATTTTTTCTTTAGCCATTTTTGTGTCTTTCTTCCTTTATTTTAAAGTAAGCTATCCATAATTGGTATTCTTCAATACTCATTTGTTGGATTTCGGCTAAAGTTTTATTAAGACATTCAGCTAAAGAAAGCTGATTGAAGGTGTTGTTATCTTCTTCTAATTTTTTTTTACGGAATCTTGATTTTGTTGGCTCATAATCTCATTCGCCACTCTTGCTAAAACATCTTTATCAACATTGTTGATTAAGTCTTTTTTATCTTCAAGTGTAAATAATGGTTCGCCTTTTTCGTCTAAAGCTTTAAGCATGACAACATAAGCCAACATTTCAACAGAATCATCGTTGGCATATCTCATTAATTTTTTAGTTTCAAAAAGATTGAGTGGCTTGGCATAGATATCCATATCCCACTCAGGAACACTGATTTTTTTGATATCTAAGCTATCAAAATGAGCTTTAGCTCGTTCTATTGCTTTCATATATTAAGATGCAGTACCGACAGTCAATGCACCATTACCCTGTACTGTGAATGACCTTTCAACTAATCCATCAAATGATTGTGATTGACTAATGCCTGTCACAATGCCTGAACCTGATAATTGGTAATCGCCTGTTGTGCTGCCTTCAGGTTGAAACAAGAAAGCTAATTCAGCACCAATGGTCAATGATTCTTGAACTGAATCGGTGTCATCAAATATAGCATCAATAGAAGCTGTAAATGATGTTAATGATGGTTTATAAGTTCTAGCAGAATCACCCATCTTGGTATCTTCAATGGTATCTGCTGTTTGTTCTACAGAGAATGATCTAATTTCAGCGATGGCTGTGCCACCTGCTTTTACTATTCCGTCTGAGCCTTTAAATGTTGCCATAATATTATTCTAAAGTTCCTTCTGTATGATGATAAGCGATTTCAAAAGTCATTACAACAATTCCGAGTGGATTATCACCATCTCCATTATAATTTATTTCTGTACTAACTAAAAAGCTGTCTTTGGCTAGATTGTTAATTAATCTATTAGTAAATAATGCTTCTTCAACCTCTTGGCATATAGTATCAATAGTATCATCGTAGTTGGTGTTGGCTTTGACATAGGCTTCAACCACTAACTGTAAAACCTTTTCTATGCTTCTTGGTGGATTCATAGCCAAAGGCTGTGATGATTCTTCTCTAGTATAAATTAGTAAACAAGGTAACTTAGTATTTTCTAGTGGATAAACCCTAGATTGAAAAACATTAGAGCCAGTTGTAGTTAAGCCTGTAAGTGTGGTTGCTACCCGTTCTCTGATTTGCTGTCTAAAGTGTGCCATGACTTATTGTAGCTTATTTGCCTTGTCCTCTGTATTTTTTATAACTTCTTCTTTTGTGTTTATTAAGGGTAGATGTGCTAAAGTTTCTACGACCCTGACAAGTTTTTTTACCATTTGCACCTGCTGTCGGCTCGTGTCCTTTGCTGAACTGTAGTTTAGTTTTCTTAGGCATTACTTATCTCTGTTTACTTTTTTTACTTTCTCGAAAGTTCTAAGACCACCCAAGCCAAGCATACCCATTAGTACAGTCATTAAAGAACCCATATCAAATTCTGGTAGTGTAATTGCAAGCCCATAAAGAGATATGGTAAATACCATGATTGGTTGAAAAATAAAGTGATATGCCAAAGCGAAAGCACAGACCCAACCAACAAAAGGTCGCCAACCTGCGACGAATAAAGACTTATGGGCTGCTTCAATTTTATTGACTTCAAGTTGAGCCATGTTTGCTTTGTGTAATTCTGTTTTAAGTTCATGTTCTAATTTTGCTTGTAAATCTTTATCTGGTACTAATTTACTAACTACATTTGTTACTGAATCAACTACTTTTTCAATCATCGGTATATCCTGTATCTAAGTCTATGGCTTCATCAATAGAATCTAGCATCTTTGGTGGTATGTGAATATCTAAATTGATTAGTTCTTCACCATTTACGATATTTTCTAAGTAATGCACGAATAGATTTTCATAAACACTGCGTGAGATCCACTTTGTATCTTTAGCACTGCGTTGTTTACAGTCGTACTGCCACGCTTCGTCTAATTGATTTTCGCTGTATAGAATCATTAATCTTGTAATATTAAAACAGTCACACCTGTGCCATCTGGTTGTATATTAACAATATTATAAGTCACATTATCTATCGTAATTGTGTCATCTGTATCAACACCTGTGACATCTGAGCTACGACAAGTTACGACAGGTTGTGTGCCATCAACATCAACCGATTCGCCTGCAATGGCAAAATATTCTTTATTGATAATAACGCTAATATTAGAACTACTGCCATCAATAGAAATAGATGCAGTTGTGCCATGTGTGTCTGTATCAAAAAAGTTTAGTAAATCTTGTGCTGATTCAAGTGCCATTATCTTGTTTTGATGTCTTTCTCTGCTTTGTCAGATTTTTTCTTAATTATTTCTTTGTATTCTTCAACACCTGCTGCTGATAAACCTGCATAATCTTTAGGGTTGCAGATAAAATCTTCACCTGCTTTGTACCATGTGCCTTGATAACATACTTTTCTTGTTGCTACTACTTTCATTTTTTCTCCTTTTTCTTGCTTTTTGGTTTGTATATATTGCCCCAACGATTTGATTCATAAGATTTTGCCAAATCTTCAGGTATCTCGATAACATCACCTGCGTTATGTCTAACACCTAACGGGTAATGTGTGCCACTAAAAACGAATTTTACTTTATCCATAATTTAATTATACACAAAAAAAAGGGCTACCGAAGCAGCCCTACGAATTAAATTAATCAGCTATTAAGTTGTGATTAAGTCTTTCTTACATGAGAAAGATACATCGTTTCTTAATGCGACATCTAAATCTTGGAAGAACGCAAGTCTTGTTGTTCCTGCTGAAGAACCAGTATAAGGGTCAACAATCACATCAACACCTGAGTAGAATCCAATTAGTAATTGACTAAAGTCACCGAATATCATTGCTGATAAACCTGAACCTGAACCTTGTGTTAGGTCACTTGGTACAAGTGTGCTTGATAGGTAGTCATAACCTAGAATTGAATTATCGTTCTCAAGAATGAAGTTTGATGATGTATCAGCACTTGACTTAAGAACTCTTCTTAACTTAGAAGTTAATTTAGCGTTACCTAAGAATCTTAGTGAACCTTCATTAAGAATTGCATTTGATGCTTCAACCAATCTAATTAGCTCAACAACATTTTCGTATGTTGGTGCTGCACCATTAGTAGCAGCAGTAATTACGTTACCTGAAGCAACGCCACCTAGAACACCTGTTGGCTCATTAGAACCGCCACCTTCGATTGCAACTTCATCGATTTTTCTAGCAAATGTAGCTACGATATCGTTTCTGATTACAGCTTCGATTGATGGGTCTGATTGCATCATTAGTTTTCTTGAAATGTCTACTTGTGCAGCCAGTGTCTTAGGTGACATTGTGACTTGTGCAAAAGTTGCATTTCCTTCTGATGGTGCATTGTTTTCAGCAACAAAACCTACATTAGATGTTTCTGCTGACATTTTAGGAATAGCGACATCGCCTTTAAGTCCTTGAAGAACTCTAGCACCAGCTTGGTTTACAACTAGCTTGGCTTTTAGAGCTTCGATGAACTCATTTCCTAAGTGATCTGTTGGCTTCAAGAAACCACCAACATTGTTTGTGCCGACTACTTGATCAGCCCTGAAAGCAATGTTTGTTGGCATATAGAAACCTCTTGCTTGTTTACCTGATTTAGCAGCGATTTCGTCTGAAACCTCTTTTTCTAAACCTGATAAAGTACCAGCAGCACTTTCTCTAACAGCTTTTAGAAGTGAGTATTCTCTTACTTCTGTTTCATTCATATCCACATTTGATGGTAAATCAAGTGGCTTATCGTTTGCGATTGTCTCTAAAAGTGTTCCTCTGAATTGTGCAAGAGAAGCACCGTTTGCTATAGCTTCATTAGCTAAATCTCTCTTGTTGTGCTGGACACCAAGCTCGATGATAGCTTTTGCTTCTTTAGCAAAGTCTCTCTTCATATCTTCAAGGTTCACTTCTGGAGCATTGTTTTCAACATTATCCATTTTTATATCCTTGTTTAAATTTTGGTTAATCTTAATTTGTGCCTTTTTCTCCTTTGACCTAGCAAAGCCGACAAGCCTGCTTTGGTCTGCTGGAATGGATACAGCACTTACTTCCAGAGGCGACCAAGAATTTACTCTATAAATGGGAACACCATCTCTCTCTTCTTCCTCTTTTTGCATACTGTTGACTTGATAACCAACAGATATGTTTTGTCGTATGCCATCTAGTACATCTCTATAGACTTCATCAGCCATTTGGTTTTTAGAGAAGCGTACTTTAGCTACTGTTCTTTTGTTTTCTGTGTCGATACTAAATTCTTCAACCACACCGATCTGCTTAGTGGCATCGTGGTCTAGTAATAATGGACTTCTGCCTTGTGCCATGAAAGCCATATCTATCTCATCTTCGTTATGCCCTAATACTTCCATGCCAAATCTTCTTTCAACTGGTTCTTCACTTGAAACACCAATCATAATTGTTCTGTTCTCTTCGTCTATTTTTGTTCTATCAAATTCAAAAGCTCTTTTTAGATTTTCTTCGGCATAAAATCGCAGTACATCTTCGTTGCTATCTTGAGCAACATATTCTTCTTCTGCTATTTGGTCAATTTCTTCTTTAGTTGGTTCATCATCTAAATCAGAACTTCTTTCCCCTTCATCGTGATGGGCTTTTTCTTCTTCATCATCATGATAAGGTCTGGCTTCTTCATTGTTTTCCTCTGACATAGATTTGGCAAATTCTATAATGTAAGAATCTTCGGTCTCTCTGACATCTTTGATATGTCTTTCTGCTTTGTCCATATCATCTATTCTATCACCATTTTCCTTAGAAGATAAAGGATGTTCTTTAGGAAGTAGGTCTGTATCAAATTTGTTTTTACTTGGAAATCTTAAATTTCTTAGGGCAAATAAGAAAGCATTTACTCTTGCATAAGCCCATTGTTCAGGTGATGCCACACTTGGTCTGACTGAAGATGGGTTTGTTTTGTATGCACCTATCCCTCTTTCAAAGACTGCTAACAACATTCTATAAGTGGCTCTTTTTCTTTTATCATCACCATGTTCTTCATTGTGATCTTCTACTTTTTTTCTTAATCCCTTTTCAACTGTTTTACTTACTTGCCTTTCTACTGATCTATCTTCTTTATCTTCTAAGTATTTGACAGCTTCTAAAATTACATCTTTCATTTTTTGTTCACCCAATGTGCCAATGACAAGCCATTTGATCTGAGCCATTACACCTGCAATATTGGATGGTCTTGCTTTTTTATCACCTGACTTAAACTGTCCACCATCTTCAAAATGTCTTGCAGCCCATGATTCCCTTTCTTTTATCTTTCGTAAAACAGCAGGAGAATCATCACCATCTAATGCTTTGAGTAGTAATCTATAAGAATTGTTGCCTTCAATGTTGCCACCTGCTTTCCATATCTTTGGATCATCTTCTTTAACAGAAGCAGCGAACTTCCTATCAAACAGAGGATAGTTAGAATTTCTTAGTGATATTTTTTTATCATCACCTTTTTTAGGAAAGTCAGTTGCCATTTTTAGTTTTCTTCCATTTGTATTTTTTGGCATTTGCCATATTCTTGCCAAAAATCATATCCCAACCTGCATCAAACTTTTCTTTGTCTGTTGGTCTTTGTTTACTCCCCTTGCTCATTCTCTTCTCCATCGTCTTGTACTTCAGGGTCAACTGGCATCTTCATAGCGCCAAATGGCTGATAGGCAGTCTTGACATCATACTGCTTGGCAAGTTCTTCTTCTCTTTGGTGTTGTTCAAACAGTTCTTCTACATCACGACCATAGTTAGCCTGGACATCTTGCATGGTGACAACACCTGCGTTGAGACCATCAACATTGGCTTTGACTTCTTTGACAGGGTCAATCCAACCCCAGCTTCTAGGTATGTATTGGATATTATCAGCAAACTTATCGTATTTATCAGGTGGTAATAAGAAACCATCTTTGAATGACATGGTTTGCAATAACCATTTATTAAATACTGGCTGTATAAAGTGATCAATCATAAACTTTTGTAGGATTCTGTAGTTATCTCTTTCTTCTAGTGTGCCTTGTCTGATTGATGAATAGTTAACACCTTCAAGGTTGTTAGCTAATGATACATAACTGATACCCAAACCAGATGCAATACCTCGCAGTATTGACTTATGAAAGCTATCAAATTCACTGCTTGGGAATTGTGGTTCAAATGATTGGAACGACATACCATCTGGTAATTCTTCAAATGTGCCAGGTTCAGCGTTCATAATTGGTGTGTACTGATCTTCTGTATCACTGCCTGTAAAGTCCTCACCTGATGGTGATGTAAAGAAACCCATTTTAGAAGCTGATACTCTAGCATTTATCAATGAGCTTTCTTCGTAACCATCTAACATTTTTAATCTGTTAAGCGCTGTCGTCATAAATGGCAAGCCCCTAGTTTGTTCTGGTCTTTCAGGTTGATAGGCATGAATGATATCTTCGGCTGGTACTTCGGTGTGTGTTCTGTCGTATGTACCAAATTGTGTATTGTGTGGATGTTCTTTAAAAAGATAATAGCTGACAGGTTTTTTATATTTATCTAACTTAACACCCATGATGATTTCTTGACCATTGTTCATTACTTTATTTTCTTCTTCATCAAGATAATCAGCATCTAGGAATTGGATACGATATGGGTCGTTAGGATTGTTTGAGGTAATGTGTCTAATTAAAACTTCACCATCTCTGGCTAGTGTTTCTATGAATAGTTTTTGGGCATCTAAAAATGACATCTTGCCATCAATAGTACAATTACCTCTCTTGCCCCATCTTTTCCATTCTCTTTCTAAAACATTGTTACCAATGATATCTAAACTATTGTCTGCATTGCGTGCTTTGGATTGCATCCTAATACCATTTTGACCAACGACATTGGTTACCAAAAGTTGTAAATATCTTTTAGCATAATCGTTGTTGCGTGCCTGCTCACGACATCTGTCTCTAATCTTTCTTAGATTAAATCTGATATTACTATCAGCATTGCTTGAGCCACCAACCCAATCAGCAAACAAATTACCAGATTGACTAGCCTTGTAGTTGCGTATTTTTCTTGCTGTTTTTTTGCGTTGTTTAAATAAATTGTCCCAGATTGCCATGTTTAAAACCTTACTTTGATTGTGTTGCCTGTGTCTTGTTTGTTTTTTATTCTCAGCTTTCTAATTTCTTTATTGTACTCTGCTCTGTATCTATTTCTAAAGTTCATCAAATCATCAATAGACATCCTAGCTAATGAACGACCTGCAATGCTGTAGCTCATTTGGTCTTGCGATGCTCTGTTTTCTAACACAGCTTCTATTGCATCTAGCACCTTCTTAGCATGGCTTCTTTGGTCTGCTGTTGAAGCTGCATAATCAGCCACTAATTCTGTTATGCCATTATCAATAGCAATTCTTTCACTATCAGATGTTCTGGTGATAAAAGCATACCATTTGTAATGATGCACATGATAATGCTCAGTCACATCTTGTGATACTTCTATAATGTAATCATCTGAGGTTTCTGTTGCTGTAATAGTGAACTTGTGACTGCCACCACCACCACTATCGCACATAAACTCATAGGTTAATGCGTAATCTGCTGTTGGGTAATCAGCAACTAAGTCAGGTCGTCTCCAAGTCCATCTGTCGCCAACTACTAAAAGGTCTGGTTCTTGCGTTGGGTAGTTTGCTCTATCAAATAAATTTGCCATGTTGAATACTTTAATCTAAATTATAGCTATTCTTTCCAAGAATTGACAAAATTCTTTGGCTTTCTCCTGTATAATCTTCGTCTTTCTTGTATTGCTGATGGTTTTTGTTGAATATTTTGTTGCTTTTGTTGCTGTGGCTCTAGTTTTGCCAATCTTTCAAAGTTTGGTTGCAGAATATGGATTGCTGCAAGAGCATAAACAAAAGTATCTAATGCTTCATTTCTTTTTCTTGTTTGTTTCCATACTAATGTTGTCTTGCCCTTATATATTTTTGGTACTCTCCTTTCAGCAGTAAGTTGTTTAAAATATTCATCATCTAATGTATTGGGAAAGTGTATTAAATCAGTTTTGTCATCTTTTAAACGAGCATGAATAAACTCTTTGGCTGTATCACCACCAATAACAAATAATGCTGTTTTTCTTCTACCAACAAATGTCGGTTTAGATACTATTGGCTTACCAGCAGTCGATGCACCTTTAACAGCAAATATTCTTCGAGCATTTTTACCCCTAGTGTAGCTATACACTTGGTCGGTCATGTGTCCACTATCAATGCAAGTTGCTGATATACGCAGATTACGACCATCCTCTGTTAGATAAGACCCACGCAAAAAATCATCTAATTCTTGCCAGACCTCTTGTGTCGCTGGATTGCCCCAAATAATTTTGTATTCAATCACCCATGCTTCATAGTTATCAGCCCAACCAATAACTTGTACTTCTAATCTATCGGCTTGGCAGTCAATGCCTGCTGTTATACTCAAGACTTCTTGTGGTGCTGCTTCATGGTTGTATTGCTCAGAGCTTTGTAGTAATTCTTCATGGTCTATAGTTTCGCCTTGTTCTACTTCCCATGTTTCACCAAGTGTTGTGTTGATGAAGGTTTGTAATAATTCAGGTGACTTCTTGGCTTCTAAGAAATCTTGGACTAATTCTACCCAAGTTCTAAAAGGTGAATACAGCTCAGAAATATGGAAGCCAACTTTTTTTGATTCTGCCTGTGCTTCCCACTCACCATTTAACAACATCCATTGTTTTTTACTTTCAGGAATAATTGCTCCACAATGTTTACATGATAGTGAAGCTGTTTCAGGTTTATTTTCGAGCCATGTTATTTGTTGCCATTTTAGCTCTTGCTTTTGGTTACATTCTGGGCATGGCACTTTATACACTCGTTTATCTGATTCTTCGTATGCCCTTTCTATTCTTGACAGTCCTTTTATTGTGGGTGTTGATGTTAGGATAATCTTGCGATTCCAAAATGTTGTTGTTCTTTTTCTGCCTAAAAGTATTGGGTCACCTTCTGTTCCTGCTGATGCAGGGTATCTATCAACCTCATCGCATAATAGTATTCTGATAGGTCGTGAAGCCAACCCACTAGCACTGTTAGCACCAACTAATGTGATGTGACCACCACTAAACTTCTTGTGCATGGTAGTATTTTCAGCATCTCTGCTTCTTGGGTCTTTAACCTTGCCTTGTAGATTTGGTGTATCTCTTAACATCGGTGCAAGTCTATCTTTAGAAAAGGCTTGAGCCATAGATAGTGATGGTTGGATACAAAGTATCGTTGATGGTTCTTGGTCAATATAATAGCCAATCGTATTAAGAAGCACCTCAGAAGCCCCAACTTGTGCTGATTTGATAAATGTTATTTCTTCGATACTGGGGTCATTGATAACACGCATGATTTCTCTTTGGAATGGCACACGATCTGTTCGCCACTGTCCAGCTTCGGCTGAAGATTCACTAGATAGTTTTCGGTATCTATCTGACCACTCATCAACTGTTAGTTCAGGTGGTGGTGACCACAGACTACTCAGTTGATTCCAAATTGGCTTGAGCTGTTGCATCGTCTGATAGTTCCTCTAAACATTCGTAAATTGCTTCTTTTATAATTCCTTCTGCTTCTGCGTATGTATCTGCTGCTTGTGTCAGGTGTCCGAGCTTAGATGGTAGTGCTAATAGCTTGCTTCTAACATTAGCAACATAGTCTGACCAAATTGTTTTAATTAGATCGGTTGATATTAGCTCACCTTCCTTTTCTTGTAGCTCTAACTCTGCTCTGTCGGCTTGTGCTTTCGTCAATCTTGTTCTTTCTTCGTTTAAATCACCAGAACTTGTGTTTTTGCCTTTAGACAACGACCTTAAGTAACGAATGTACCTAACACGACAATCATCTTTGTCTTGACCACCTGATTTGCCTGTTTTTATTAAAATATTTTCATTGAAAAGCTCATGCATACGCTTTGATGTTAGGTCTAAATGTTCTGCTACTTCTTTGATTGTTGCCATATTATTTGCTCACATATAACCCACACTTATAATACCAGTCGCTAGAAATCTTGTGCATCCC